GCCAGCGGAGCCCCTTGGGCGGCGTTTACAACCGCCTCGGTGGCTACGCGGCCTCCGGCGGCCCCTAGCGCCCGTGTGGCGGCTGGAGCCACAGCCCGCCCCAGGGGGCCACCAACGGCGATACCTAAGACGTTTGCAGGGATCTGCTCTGCATTGCCGGCAAGTCCAGCAAACCCGCCGATAGTTTGACCAACAAACCCTCCGACGCCGCTTGAGCCTTCGCCGCCGAGGGCACGATTGGGATCGTCCCAACGAAGTCCGGGCGGAAGCGTGTCGTAAACCGCTTGGAGAAACCCTTCGCTCAGCTGCCCAAAGAACCCACGACGTTCGGCTGGAGTCCCAGGAGTGATCTGCTGGAACTCCGACTGCTCGATCTCGACGACCTTGCCACGTCCGTCGACGACTTTGATCTTACGCTTTGGATCAAGCCTCGGCGCCGGGATAAGCCCAAGGTCGTCAACCGCTGGCACGAGTCCAAGATTTCCAGCCAACATGCGTGACATTCTCACTTACTCCGCTTGGCGTTCCGCAAGGCCACGAGATCCTCAAACTTGAGTCCAAACCGTTCGGCGATCTTCTTGAGCTGCTCATCCGTGTTGGCTCCAGCGATCGTTGAGCCGCCCGTTGCCTTACGCAGGGCGCTCTCGATCGACTCGAGATCAACCGTCGTCGACTTCGAGCTCTTGGGTCTCGAGCCACCGCCCGAGAGCTGATCTCGGCGAGCCTCGAGCTCAGCCTTCTGGGCCTCGAGGTCCGCAAGCTCCGCAGTCGGCTTGCCCTCGGCTTTCTTGCGACTCGAGAAGATATAGGTGTCGTCCTGCTTGTTCTTGAGATCCTGCTTCTTCAGCCGGATCTCCGTGTCCAGGTCTCCGATCTGCTTGATCAGGGACTTTCCTTCCTCTAACGCCAGCGGATCCACGTTCGATCGATCCGTAGGCAGGCCACCTCGGGCAACGGTTTCCGCAGCTGCCTTGTAGATCGGATTGTCTTTGCCCATCACGGTTCCGATCGCCTCGACGTACGCCGAGCCCTGCGACGCGATGTTTCGGACGATCTCAGCTTGACGCGAGGCCTTGTCCAAGTTGGCCTCTTCGTTCTTCTGAGACATAAACTGCTGAAGCTGTGTGATCTCTCGCCTCTTTGCCTCCTGCTGTCCGCTGAGCACCTGAAAGATCGTCGCCTTGGACGCATCTCCACCCTTGATCCCGAGGCTCTCCACGACGTTCATCAGGTCCGCGGCTCCGGGTTCAAACGAATCCCCTAGCGCCTTCGCGAGCTGGACTTGTGCATTAGTCTGCCCAATCTGAGCAGTTGCGAGGTTAGACTCACCGATCTTGAGCGCCTGCTCTCCCTGTGCGAGGGTCTGACCTTGGAGTTTCCGGGCATAATCCTGATTCTCCGCTGCAAACTTGGTCGACTGCTCCGTCGCTTTGCGAGTTGCTCGGGCTCCTCCGAGCCGCTCCTTGGCCGTCGCGGTCTCAACCGGAGCATTGACCTTAGCCTGGCTCAGCTCAAGCTCGGCTGCAGCCCGTTGGAGCTCCGTAAGCTCGCCTCGCTTACGCTCGGTCGCAACTTGAGCCTCGTTCATCGCGAGCTCAAGATTCCTTTGGTGATCCCGGTACGCCTGCGAACCCTGATAGTCCGCAACTTGGAGTTTGAGATACTTGAGCTCCTCGTCCTGGAGCTCAAACTTCTTACCCGACTGAATCGCCTGAAAGATCGGGCCAAACGTCGAGCTAAAACCTTCAGCAAAACTTGACATCTTATTTGCCCCTTGTCAAGGCGCCAGCGCCGATTGCCCCACCCGCTCCGATCAGCGAACCCAGAATCCCCCAACCCTGACCAGCCTGTTGCTGAGCCACCTGCTGTGTCGGTTGGAGTGCAAACGCCAAGGCCTGTTGATACGGGTTGTACTCGAGAGCTTGAATCCCAGAGAGTCCCTGGATCTGCGCCAGCGTCTGCTGCAACGGAAACGACTGAATCTGCGGCAGGAGTCCTGCGAGCTGTCCGGTGGCGTTTGAGGTCACGTCGGTTAGAGACTGAGCCAACGTCGATCCGCGGCGAGAGCTCAGTGTACCACCGACCGACGCGAAGCTCTCCGAAATCCGGGGAGCCACCTGTCGGTCAAACTGCGTCAGCGCAGGGCCCAAGAGAGCCTCAGAGAACATTCGCTCGGCCATAGCCTTGCTCTGGTCTGAGCCCGAGCTTAGCAGCTGCGAGGCCAGCTGATCAACCCCTTCGACTGGCTGCCCAAGTCGTGAGTTGATAAACTCACTCAGCGGTCCGAGTAGAGCTCGCTGCTCTGGAGAAAGTGAACTTTGCGACGTTGTTTTCGCCTGCTTAAACAAGTTACTCATTTGCCTGCCCTCTCAAAGACGCGAACACAGATTCTTGTGTTTGCTGGTCAATCCGGATTTCCATAACTCGGGCCACTTCCTCGAAGCCAAACCTCTCATACATCGCACGGGCCGAGCGCTTTGTACGAGCTTGAACCTTCGTCCGTCCAAGGGCTACAGCCCAGAGTTTGACTCGATTCACAAGCTCCGAGGCAACTTCCCAAGGATTCGCCGAGTCGCTCCAGCCTTGAGAAATCCACACGGAGTTCGGACCCTCGAGCTGGGCTAGGATAAACGCCTTGAGCTCACCGTTGTCCCAGGCTTGAAAACACGCGACCTGCTCCGGTGCCGTGCGATACGCCGCAACGAGGTTGGCCATAAAGAGCTCGACGGGTTCGTCGGCCTCGAGGACCAGAAAACCCTCGATCGCTCGTAGATCCTCAAACGTTGTTGCTCGCTTGTAGATCATGGAATCATCTCATCTGAGATCCGCGAGATAAGGATTCGACATCCGCTCTCAAGCGTATCGTTTGCACCAGAACCAGCCTGCGAAAATCCTAGATACGAAATGTAGTCTCCGGCCGTCAGCAACACTGGGATTATTGCTGACATTGTTTCATCCGGAAACGACGGTGTCCACTGAGAGAATCCCCAGGCAATGTCCGTGATAACTGTGCCTCCGCTATCTGTTGTCGAGAGCTTAGTGTTCAGCGTGACGTTCTTGAACATTCTCAAGTCGACCTCAACGACATAGAACCCGGTCTCGTTTACCTGAATCACCGCTTGACCCGGAGTAAACGTGAATGCAGTGTCCGAGCGAATCGTCTCGTCCCATGTGATTGGGTCGTACGCCGCGTCAGAAACCGATTGCACCTTGGTCTTATATGCCGCAAAGACGAGGACGTTGCCGTCTGCAGCGTCACCGCCGGTCCCAGTAAATCGGTCGATCTTTGCCGAGAGTCTCCGCAAATAGTCGATCAGCTTCCGGTTGAAAGCATCGACCTCTGGGTTTTTCATATTCGGAGGAACCGGCAGCGGCTCACCCGAAAAGATCCGTTGTTTGGCCATCAGCGCGGCGCTCCGGGCCTAGCCCACAGGCGAACCCAACGGAGTCCGAAGTTGAGCTCCGACCGGAAACGCACACGCAACGTGCGTGAGGTTACGTCGATCGGAACGTAGAAGTGAGTCGGAGAGCCAACGAGTGTGACGGTCTCAGCCACCGTGAAGTTGCGGCCGAGGTCTGTCGAGTACGACACCTCGACCTCGTCACCTGAGCCTTCGAACTCAATCTCAGCCCAACGGGCTTGAGTCGAGTGAAACTCCGTAGGCACCGTGAAGTCGCCAGTCTCGTAGAGCTGTTCGACGGCTTCGCCATCGTCGGTGATTGCACCCTCCGTGACAAGAAACACGTAACCTTCGTCTGAGCCAAAACAACGGATCGGAAACCGGATCTGCTCCGATTCCTCAACCCAGTCGCCGAGTTCGTCCTCCCAGGGCATCTCCACGGGTTCCCAGGAAGCGTCCTCCCAAGTGAGGACCTCAGTCCGGTTCACGAAGAACCCGAACGCCGAGGGGTTGTCTGCGTACTTTTCTCGAGACCAGACCATGTGTCCAAGGTCGAAGACATCATACTCCACGGTGTAGATCAGGAACCCACCGAGGATATCCGGGATCGAGAAAAACATCGTTCGCTTGGCGTAGTCGTTAAGCACGCAGGAGAGATGAAGTCGCTCGTGATCTTTGCGAGCCTTGTAGTCTGAGTAGTTCAACGTACCGAGTGTACGGAGACCTCGTGTGCCATCGAAGAGATAAAGATTCTCCTCCGAGAAGTAGATATGTCCCACGTTGATTGACGTAATCAGACGCGAGGTCGCAAGTCGAGTTCCCTCTGGAATCACCGCCTCAAACGCAAACACCGCGGGGAGGTCCACGAACACTCCAACCATGATAGCGTCAGTCGAGTAAATCGCAAGCCGGTCGCCGAGAACCTTCATCGCACGGATTCCGGTCATCAGGGCGTAGAGAATCTGCGCACCCGATGTTCCAGCAACGAACTCGTCAAAGTCTCCGGTGTCTGACCAGGCGATGAGCTGAGGCTCGCTCGTTGTCGTCTCGACGCCACCGAGAAATAGGTGTTCCGAGAACATCGCAAATGTCTTACACGTCACGAAGTCCGGGTACGTCGGGGCCCAGTCTGCAAAGTCGTTCGCCGGATTTCCGTCCCACACTCGGGGAGTGTCGACGCCGTTGGTCATCAGGAACCGCCGGCCGTTGAGGTCGGTGATTCCGATATAGTCGATGATATCAAACTCACCTGTGGTGAGGTCATCGGCGATCACGATATTTCCGGTCGTCGTCACGGTGTCGGGCACGGTTTCGACAACCGTAATCGTCGTTGACGTTCCAAACACGGCGCTGACCGTCGTATAAACGCCTTTGTTGTTCCCCGAGGTCACCGGGAACAGACGACCCGCCGGGAAGTCCGCCGCGTGATTCCCGGCGATCACAAACGTGTTCGCGGTTGCTCCGGTTACAGCGTAAGTCACTTTGCCCGGAGTAAGATCGGTGAAATCTTCCTCCGCGGGATCGTAGATATACTGCCGGTGCGTCGTCAACACGACCATGTACGGGTCTTCGTTGAGCTCGTTGAACTCCGTAATCGCTACGACACGGCCCACAAGCCGAGAGCCCAGTTGCTGATACCCACCGCGTCTCGACACAACACCGTCACGAATCACGCAGTTCATCACATTGGGTGTGAACTCGGGCGAGATCCGCGTAGACGGTGGCGAGGTAGCCAAGCCCATCATCGGGGCATTGGACTCAACCGGAGTGTATCCGCTGTTGCTTCTCATCCAACTCGAACTCCCATCATTCCGAGGATCCGGCTCACGTTTGACGTTGCCGTCACGGAGCAGGTGGTGGTGACTGTGACAGTAAACGGCAGCACAAATGGTGCTGTACCGTCGGGATGGTTGTCTATCGTGAGCGTCCGGGTGACTCCGTTGCAGGTCACAGATATCGCGTACGAGGAGCTTTCACCAGGAGAACCCGCGGTCGTCCCGTAGACGTTGACCTGATACGTTCCCGCGGTGAGCCCTGTGGCTGTCAAAGGCAGCCCGGCCACAGCAAGGCCACCGTCGACGATCTCCTCAAAATGCCTGATGTTGTCCACGGTTCCTGGAACAATGTCTTCCCAGGAGTTTCCGTCCCAGTACATCAGCGTTCCGTCGTCCGAGTCAACCCACAGGCGCCCAGCGTCGTCCGTACCAAGTGAGGTCGTACCGTCAGGCCGCAACGTCGGCGCGGAGGCCTCAACGTAGACCTTCGCAGAACCCTCTTTGTGCTCACCACCGACGCCAGCAGTCGCCGTTGCGACGTGCTCTTTGTCAAGCCGCAGGCGGACAGCCTTACGGAGAGACGAAATCTCAGTCGCACCTTCGCGTCTTGGATCGGTGATCGCTGGGCTTGCCTCGTCCCAATCGTTTGCAGTCGTGTTAGCCAAGAGGATTCTCCCTCACAAACGGATCGTTCCAGAACTCGGTCGGGCCGACACCAGAGTCACCTCGGCCGGTCATCTCACGACGTACCGCGGAGTTATCTGTATCAACCTTCTTTGCGGACTTCAGGAGCTGCTGATATTTCAAATACCATTGGTTGGCATCTTCGTATTTCTCGAGCGATTGAAATACCCAATGTGTCGCAAACGCGACTACCGACGGCCCCGCATGGGAGATCAGCAACTCTGAGCTCGCAGCGCTCAGAGCGGGATGGAGTTTGAAATACGTATAACGGATGACGTAGGCGTCATCAGGCACGGGGAGGAAGTTGAGCCTCGTACCTTCGAGGTATCCGTAGACCGGTCGACCAGACGCCCGAGACTCAGGACTCGGGCACTGGACCACGAGCCAGGTTTTCGGTCGGATGAGCAAGGTTCGTGACGATAGGTCGTCGATCAGCCGAACCTCAGCTACGCGGGTGCTTTGAGCCACAAGCTCAACGTACCCCTGGTCTACAACGGTTGTAACCTCGGCCTCTGTCTGAAGATCAAGCCACAAACGCTCCTTCGAGACTTCCTCGGTGGCCATGTCGATAGCCGACCGGATCAACGTGAGTTTGTCACGCCGGCCGGTTGTCTCAACAATCAGGTTTTCGAGAGTCTCTCTGGTCACGTTTGGCTCACATCGGGAAGTTGCAGAGGATCTTGTTGTTGGCTGTGGTGGCGGTGAGGAGGATGCCCATGTGGCCGATCACTCCAGTGGCGACGACCATCGTCTTGTCAGACGATCCCATCATCACGCCGGAGCCCACGACACCGGAGGTAACTGCCGTGAGCACAGTGGCCACGCCGCGGATCTGGATCCAGCCGTAGTACGAGGTGTCGGCCACGCCGGCAACCGTACCCTGAAGAATACCCGCACCGATCGGTTGTGCGTCGGCATCGGCGTCCCGGACGACAACACGGTTGTCATCATACCCGGTGGCCGCAAAGTACGACACAGGGTCGCCTGCAGCGCCGGCCACAGTCGCGGAGTTCTTGATCTCCACGTACTTGTACCACTTGCCCTGATACTCGACCACCGCACCCAACGCCTCCTTGCGAGTCGTTGAGATTTCGCTGATCGGTTGTGAGAAAAGCTGTCGAACCATGATTCTGTCTCCTTGAGAGTTTGTTCAACAAACCCTCGAACGTTGTGGACTCAGGCGTACTCGAGCTGACCGTGACGCCGGGGCTGGCTGGTGATCATGTTGAGGAAGTTGATGATGTGGGCGATGCGATCCGGCTGGAGAGCCACGGGCTTCCACTCGGTCATATCGAACCAGTAGTCGGGATCGTAGACGATGTCGATGAAGTCGGTGTTGAGCATCTTCATCTGTCCGGCGGCGACGTTCTCCGACCAGATCAAAGGCTTGCCCTTGAACCGGAGAACCTCGAAGCCCAGATCCGCCAGCCGAGTGGTCTCGTCCTTGATGATCTGCACCGCGTCCAACGCGAACTCCTCGTAGAGCTCGAAGATCGTCTGCGTGGTGACGATGAGATTGGGGAACGCCTGGTTGTTGCCCACGGAGTTGTAGAGCTTCTTCATATCCGTGAGGAGATCATCCTCGATCGTCGCCAGGGTTCCGGGGAGGTACTTCGGACCCCACCAGACGTTGCCTGCCGACGGGGCGTAGACGCCGTTGGCTCCGGCCGAATACGCCGAGGGGCGCTGGATACCTCCGTAGGTGCCGGTCGACCGCGTGGCGATCGGCGGAAGAACGTCGTTGAGCCCCTGGAACTTCTTGGTGTTCTCCGAGCTCTGATGCGTGTTGAAGAGCTGAGCTTCCATCTTCTGCTCAAGGGCGTCACGCGTCGCCTGGAGCTTCATCCCGACGAGGTCCTTGATCTTCGTCGGGCCGCGGTTCTTCTGATCGTCCCACATCGATCGCTGAACCTTTCCAGCGATCGTCCGCCAGCGCCAGATGGCCATCGTCTCGAGCTCAGTGTCGCCGCCGGAGGGCAGAAGATCACCACGTTCGATCTCCGTGGCTTCCTCCTCGCCGTAGGCGATCGTCCGAGTGATGAGATCGGAGCCGGCTTGTGGCTTGAGACAGCCGGCCCCGTTGAGCGCTGCCCAGATCGGCGTTGCGTCGAGAATGTTGTCGATCGCCTCTTCGCGGATCTCGTACCACGTAGTGACGAAGGCATTGTCGATCTGCCTTGTTTGTGAGGGAAGTGTCGTTGCCATGTGTCTTTCCTAACGTGGAACGAGATGCGAAGTCATCGACGAGACGGCCTCGCCTCAAGTTCCAGATTGTTGAGTGCATTTCGAAGGATCTGATCAAAGCCCTGACGGCCCTTCGAAGTTACCGCAGGACGCTGAGTCTTCGGGACGCCGACTCGCGGCGAGGAGGTGGGTTTCTCTGTCTCAGTTGCTGCTTCGACCTGACGGAGTTCGCCGGCTCGGGACTTGGCGAGGACGTAGAGATCCTCAACTCCAAGGCCAGGGTGCTTGGCGGAGATCTTCAACATCTCCTCCTTGTACCGATCAAAGTCCTTGTTCTTCGCACGAACCGCAGCAACTTGGTCTGTTACCTCCTTGACGGCCACTTTCTGACCGACTTCTTCGACGCTCTTGAGTCTCTCGCCGAGGGACTTGAGCTGGCCACCGAGCTTGGCGTCGATGAGCCTGTCCAGCTTCTCCAACAGCCCGCGAGTGGGATCGTCCTCGGGCAGATCGCGGACGAGCTCCTCGGTCGGATCGGGCTGCTCCTCAACGGTCTCTTCCGCAAGACTGACCTTGACCGACTTCCCGGCTCGCCGTGCCGCGACAACCGCCGCAATCTCGGGATCCGCGAGGAGACTCAGCACCTGTTGATTCTGCTCGAGCCGAGCCAAACGGTCGGCCGCAGGGTCCGGGGCGTCGGACCCAGAGTCGTCCGCCACTTCGAGCGGAGCGTCGTCGGTCTCGGTGTTCTCGATAGTTTCACTCACATCATCATCCAGCAGGGCGGGGTCAACTTCACGGCTTCGAGGCGCATCACTTCGTGGGAATCGTGACATTCACAGGTCCTTTCGTCTGAGCTTTCTTCGCGTCTCTACTGGCTTGCATTCTACGGCGACGCTTGATCCGTAGAAACTCGACTCGGATCTTTTTGACAAGTCGGTTTATATCCCGAATGCCAACGTTATCCGAAAACGTCATGCGCCAGACTCCGTCATCCGACCGTTCGAGGTGAACGGTTTTCGTAGTTTTTGGCACCTGAGGTTGAACCGCAGCCGCGAGGGCTTTTAGCTCAATCTTCGGTGCCTCAACCACCGGTGACGACGTCGTGGGTCGCACGGGGGCAGCTGATGCACTCACAATAAGGCTCCACTTGAGAAACCATGCTCCTTGCAAAAGTTCCTGAGTTCTGATCGAGTCCTAAACCGCTTTGGACGTTCCGCCACGTGTTCAAGGACTACGCCGTCCTCCGGCCAAGAGTCTCGTCGGGGACGGCTGATCTGTTTGCTGAGAAAGTTGTTGAGACAGTGAGGACAGGGGACCTGAGCCTGGAGCTCCTCCGCGCTGAGCACCTTGGGACTGTACACCTCGTCCTCCTTGAGGCAATGCGAGCATCGCACTTCGTACATCGGCATTGAAGAGTCTCCGGAAACTGGGGTCGGGAACAGCGTTTGAGAGATAGTTGCGAAGCTCGATCGGGTCGATTGACGGGTCCTGGCTGAGGACCGAGTACAGTTGCAGCGCCTGAACACCCTGGGCTTCGAGGTCGGCCTCATCGACAAACGTGACGTTGTAGGCATATCGGCCACGGAGCTGAGGCCCATTCACGCGGATCCATCGCTCGGTCGCTTCGTCGCCGAGGATGTTCACATACCGAGGCAGGGTCCAAAACTGGAAAACGATTGAGTTCATCGTGCGGATGGACTCTTCGTAGAGACGCTTGACCTTGACCCCACGACGGCTCATCCGGAGCTTTGACGACTGGTCAACCGTCGCCACCTCGCGAGCGGTCTTGCGGCCTCCAGTGTACTCACCGAGCTGATTGCGTGACTGACCGATTTGCTCACGCGCGTTGGCTCGGAGGAGGTCTTCTTCGACCGCAAGGGCTTGATTCGGCGAGTTGTCAATCCGCGTAATCGCCTTGTTGATGTCTCCGCCACCGTTGATCTTCGCGGCCACGCCGACGTCAGGCGAGAGGATCTTTTCGAGCTCCTCTTCGGTGATGACGTCCGCGTCGTAGAGAAACTTCAACGTCGAAATCCGGCGCTGCTTCGTGCGTTGACGGGCAACGTCGCTGAGTTCGTTCTGGATGTGATAGAGATAGTAGACGTCTGGCGTGACCCAGAACGCACGGGTTGACGGAATAAACGACTCCGACACAAAGGGGAGTCTGTTGTCGATCTGCAACGCGTTGGTCTCGTTACGTAGGAACGAGGTGTGTCCGTGAGCGACACACTGGATCTTCCCCGAGCGCCGATCGTGGATCTCGTAGAACTCAACGTGATCCTGCTTCTGTGAGACCATACGCCGGACCTGGGCCTTGCTCGAGTGGCGGTAGGAGTCTACGAAGTCTTGCATCGACATGTTGGCGACAAGTCGCCGAGTTGAGTACTTCGGGTCGGCCTTGAGGTCGTCAATGTGCCGCACGACTCGGTGAGCCACCCACGGAGCCGACTCGATATCCCGCACACCCCACGGGACGACAAAGTCTCGAGGATCTACGGGCCGACACCAGGGAGCTCCGGGAGCAATCGACGCATCGTACTCGATCCGCCGAGTACCCTTGGAGTTCAACTGGGTGAGAGTCAGCCCAAGCTGCAACGACCCACCGACGTCATACGCAGGATCATACCCCCACTCGGAGTCATACCCCCACTTGATAATCCCACGTCCGAACAGATACGTGTGCAACGCGGCGGTCTCGATCTGCTCGCTCAACTTCGTTTCGCGGAGCAAGATGTTCGAGAGCGACTGGACAATCGGCGCTGTGTCGACCTCCTCGGGTTTCACAGGCCGCACGCGGACGCTTGGCGAGGGCACGGTGATCGTGCTCAGCATCGCATCTCCCTGCGACAGGAAGATATTCGACCCGTCGCAGACCATGTTCTCGTGCGTGTTGTAGTAGATCGCCTCAAAGGCTCCCCAGAGATCCTCGAGTCCGAAACGCCGACGGTATTCCAGGCCGAGATCGAGCTCGGTTAGCCATTCGTCAGGCGTTGGGTTTCGATGAGACATTAGTTTCGATGTCCTGCGAAAACGAGGGCTGTGTTGAGGGATGAAGCTGTCCGCATAGCGTCAAACACAGGGGACTTATGAGCGTTGCCACGACGACGGTTGGCGATCTCGGCCATCGCGGTGTCGAGTGTGGTTCCCGAGGCCGCCTGCTGACCCCGACGTTGCTCCTGAGTTGAGCGAGTGGCTTTCCAGAGAACCAGTTGCATCGACAACGCGTCGGCCATGTCGTCGTTTTTGCCGAGGGGGAACTTCTGCAACTCGGACATCAGCTCTTTCATCGACGGCTTGAGCAAGATCACACCATTTGAGAACAGAGGCTGGAGTCCAGCGATGCGGTCCTCCTTGGCGTTCTTGCGGTTGGGGAAGTCAAGCGGCTGGATCGGAAAGAAGTGTCCGGTCTTACGCATGAGCTCGCGAAGCCAGTAGACCAAAGAGCGCTCAATCGTGACGTTCTGAAACGCCACGCAGACGGGCTTGTACTTGAGCACGTGGTCGAGAATCGCTTGACAGAGGGCTCCGGGGTTGCAGCGCTCGCGGAAGTAATCCAGAACGTAGATATATCCGGTGGTCAAATCCTTTCCACAGGTCATCACGACGCAGTAGTCGGTCGTCGGGGTCTTGGCCAGCGAGGGGTCTGTTGCAGAGTCAACCGTCGTATAGATCGCGAGGTTCGTCGTCTGCGGCAGGTATTCGTAATACCGGAACCACTCAGGTCGGAAGGCCATATCCGTCGAGCGGATCGGCCGGTTCATGTACAAACAGTTGAACATGTACGGCCCGAGGTTGGTCTCGAGCTCAAGCAGCACGGCGTCGTTGAACCGCTCCGGGTACGTGAGTTCCCCGCGAGGGTCTGACTCACCCTGGGCGTTCTCCCGACACGCACGCGACACGACCTTGTACTGCTTTTCGTTGTCCATGATATGACGGATCAGATCCTGGTCATACCAGCGGGTTCCAACGACGAGCACGCGGTCGCTCAACGGATTGTTCAACAGAGGCAGGACGTTTGTCCGGTGCCAGCCGATGGCTTTCTCTACGTCCTCGTGCGTGGGCGCAAGCTCTTCGTTTCCGAGCTCGTCGTAGTCCGGAGCCACCGTGTCGTCCTCGATCACGATATCATAGTGGCGAGACACGACGCGGGTTGAGGTACCGGCGGCTTCATAGGTCGACTCGGCAAAAGACGCGGTGCGGGTCAAACACACCGAGTCCGCTTTCCAGGTGTTGCTACGGCTTGGAAGCAACTCTGGGAACAAGGCTCGCAGCAAGTCGTTCTGCTCCCAGTGACCTCGAATCACCGCGAGTTTCTTGCAAGCGTTGGTTGAGGAGTTCTGCGTTAGCAGAATACGGACGTTGGGCCGGCGGATCGACTCCCACATTGAGTAGCCGATCGTGCAAATCGTGGTCTTGAGCCAGCCACGTGGGAGAACAAACAGCAACCTCGTGTTTGCGGGATCCTCGAGCTCCGTACACACAGGACCGTGGATATGCGGCACGACCCAATCGTAGCCGAGGATCCCCTTGACGAAGAAGTAGAGCGAAGATTTCGCTCGGGAGCGAATCAGCTCAAGGTCGAGGGCCGGAGGTTTTGTCTCGGTTGCCGTGGTCACAGGTTCACTTTGAGGTCAACTTGCCGTGCTTCGGAGCGCCGATGTCCATCATGGGCTTGTCAGGCTGCGGTGGTTTCTTGAACATCGACGTGTTCTGAGGCTTCGGGATCGGGGGCAACTGGGCTGTTGGCTGATGATTTCCGCCCTGCATATTCGGACTCCTTGAGTGCTGTGTGGAGAAGTGCAACGTTCTCCGCGGTGATGTTGATCACAGTGGCTGCTCCGCCACCGTCTTGACGCGAACCGAAAACTCGATCGAGGATTGAGTCTGATGCTCTCAACGCGATCGTCGGATTGGGATTACTGAGGAGCTCTTCTTGGACCTGTGCGGCCTTGAGCGTGGCTTTCTCGAGAATCCCCATGACCTTCCCACGGAAGGCGTCACGGTCGAGTCCGAGGATTGTCTCTTCGGTTGAGGCCTTGGTCCGCTTGGAAATCTCGTGCTGAACTAGCGGGGACTTGAGAATCAGGGCCACAGTTGTGGGCTTGATGTTCAGAGTCTCCGCGATGGTCTTTGAGTCGTGCCCGGCCATCGCAAGTTCGATGACCTTAAAGTGCCTCGGCAGCAACCGTTGGACCGTGTTGGCTTGATCGGGGATCACTTCTTGACGCTCCAGTAGACCGTCAGCGAACCGTTCGATGCGGACACCGTGACCTTGAGTGGACCTTGAACTCCACGAGGCACAGGAGCCACCGTGGTGTTTGAGGTCACCGTGCCACTCGTAAGCACGACTCCGTTGCTGTCAACGACAGACACCGAGGCCGTCGTCGCTGTGCCGAGGACAATCCGACCTCCGGCTTCAATACCAGCAGAGCCAAAGACTCGGCCGGTCTTGACGTTGGTCATAGACTTGGCAGTTACGTCGCCGGCACAGGCGAGGGTCAGGGCTTCGACAGTTCTTTTGGGGATCATATGAGCTCCGGCTTTATGCTGACGCTTGGGGGTTTAAGTTGTAGGGTTGCGTAGAGATGAAAGGTTTTTGAGGGTTTGTTGAACAAACTTTCCTAGAGATAAAGGAGAAAGTCGGGCCTCGTGGGTTGTGGCTCGGTTTCTTCGCCGTCAATCACACCGAGGACCGCTGGAGAGCTCAGATCACTTTCGGCTCCGGTACCGTCGATCGGGAAGTTGTCGTTTGAGACCTTGACGTAATAATCTCCGTTGGAGAGTCCGGTGACGTTGAAGGTGCCTTGGCCTGTAAACGAGTTTACCGACCACTCGGGATCGAGCGAGGACTTGAGCTCAGTGTAGGTTCCGTTGAGAGTCGAGGACGTGTACAGCCGAACTCGGCCAACAAACCCCGAGCCCACAACGACCTTGAGCGTTCCGGCCCCAGTCTGCACGGAGTCAACCCGTGGCGCTGTTGGTGGCATTTTCTCCACAAACACGTCAGACGCTCCGACGGAGTTGTAGAGAGAGTCAACCCCGCTGTCGGGATCCGTGATGAAACTCCGAGCCCGAAGTGAGTACTTCGTGTTTGGCAGCAGGCCGGTTGAGTACTTAAACGTCCCCGAGTTATCTCCGTTGAGCACAAAGGGAGCCGAGGTCTCGTCGCCAGCGTAGGTCCAGGCGCCCGAGGATCCAAAGAGTCGGTACTCAAAATACGCTGTGCCAAACCAGCCGGCTGCAATCGTGAGCTCGATTCGATTTGTGCCGACGGCGGTTACCGAGGTTCCTGCTGACTGCGGCGGATCCCATCCAGCGGTGGCTCGGTTCTCATCGGAGACCACACTCTCGGTCAGCCCCAGGTCGACGTCCTCGTTCGTTGCGGTGAAGTAGTACTCAGTCGCTTCGATGAGCCCGTCGATGGACATCGTTCCGACGGATCCCACAAGGTTCCAGGTGACGTTGGTCGTCGAGTCTCCACGGAGCGTTCGGGCTCCACCGGAAGTTGCTGAGCTATACACTCGCACACGGCCAATGACCCCTTCGACGGTCACAACTACGCCGCCAACGGTGGTCTCGTCGGGCACAACGCTGAGGTACGTTGGAGCCGCAGTCGGAGCTTCGAGGCCATCGAGAAACTCCTGAAGCGACTGACGAAACAAACGAGTCGTCGTGTTTTTGAGGTGTGTCTCGTCGTTCTCGTAGAGCGAGAGGTCTCTCGAGATAAAGATGAGATCGGCGTAGGCACCCGAGTCCGGTGTGAGTTGGGCCACGCGGTCGACAATGGTTCGTCCAGCGAGCGTTCCGAGTTGGGACTTGAAGTCCTGCACAAACTGCTCACGCTCTTCGTCCTGCGTATCAAGGGCATAACTCGTCCGAACGACGGGCACGAATAGCGAGAGTGTTCCAAACTCCGCTTCGATGTCGTGAAACCACGCGGAGTACTCAGAGGAGATCGTCGCGTAGTTTCCCCTAGTAAGACCCTCAACGTAGTCGTTGCCGAGGTACTGGATCAGCGCGTGGAGCGAGCCTCGTGTTGCCGATGGGTAACCCGCCAACACGGCTGCTGCAAAGCCGCTACCCTCGTTTGCGTAGTTTGCAATAAAGTTCGCTCGATACTCACCTGAGCGAGCGTGAGAGACGATGATCCAGTTTTCACCGTGGTCCTGGAACTGCGACACTAGGTTCTCGTTGAGGTTGTTGAACGAGTAACCTTCGACGGTAGACGAGCCTCGAATCCAAAGAAAGCGAGTCGCGTCTTGATACTTGAACGGAGTCTTGCCTGCTGCGTACAACGCGTCGAGCTCTGCGTTAGAGAGCTTGCGTGCGTGAAGTTCGATGCGATAGATGTCAAACTGCGAGTAGTTTACGAGAGCTCCGACTTCGGCGCCGATGCGGAGTCCAGTTGCCGTGGCCGACGCAATCGCGGCTCCAGTCTTTCGCACGGAGTCCACTTGCAACGTCCGACCGCTGGCGTCCGAGGCAATCGCGATCATCCGCGGTCGAGCCGTCGGGAACATCATATCCGATGTAACCGCGTCGACAGTTGGATCATTTGTACGGCAGGACACAAGGCGTCCACGACCGTCCATCACCACGTCGAAGATCGACGTTCCGGCCGATCCGGTAGGATCACCGATGCTCAAGATCGTTTCGTGACCTGTGTTTCCGGAGGTCGCAGTGCCGTTGAGCGGAATACTCGACCGTGGACAGAGCCAGGCGACGACCGTAAACGCACGGGAGTCAAACGTGTGCCCCGAGCCAGCGGCCTTGTTGTAATACCGTGCGGAGGATGGAGTTGCCGCGGCGTGGGCCACGTTGATCTTGGGCTGAAGGAGACCATCTACGGCGACCTGAGTCATGCCGAGCGAACCGCTCTCAACAGCCGACATTCCGTTGTCGGAGTAATCACCCAACGTTGTGAGCCGGGTCCCGGTGAGCTGGTTGTACCCCGAGGCCTGAGCTTCACCTGGCTTGTAGATTGCGATCGGCGGCGGGACTCGAGCGGCGAGACTTCGAGCCGTAGTCAACGCAGCAGTCGTTCCGGAGCCTACCACGGTTGTCGTTGTGCCGTTGGCTCCATTTGACGCCACGAGGTCGTCGTCGAGGTCGGCCCGGAGGCATAGGTCTGAGGCGTACGTCGTGACGTAGTCGTAGGTCTGCGGATCGGCGTATCGGTTGGCGATTTCCGTTGGCGTGAGAACCCGATTGTACACCCGGACGAGGCCAATCTGTCCGTCAACAAGATTCCGGTCAGCCGCAGAGCCACCCTCCTTGCCCCCGATCGCAAACACACCGATGTGATTCGGATTCTCAACCGAGTCCACGAGTGGATCAGACGTTCCGCCCTCGTTTACGCCGTTGAGATACAACCGCACCGAGGTATCACCGGCGGGAGTTGCTCCGGCTTCACGTGTAACAGCAGCATAGTAGAGTTTGCCGTTTTCGAGAGTCGTCGAGCTTGTTCGGTGAGCCCCAGCTGGGGCTGCAATCCAAGTTGTGAGCTTACTCGCGGCGATGTTGAGAATCGTATAAATACCACCGGAGGCATTGTTCAACGCGAGAAGATACTGCGACGTAGAAACACCAGAGCGAAGACGGAACCAAAGTTCCATCGTAAACGCCCCGGTGCAAGCCTTAGGGATCGCACTCCCCGTGGCTCGTCCAGCTACGAGGTTCAGCGCCATTAGGTTGCCGCTCCGTCAAACCAGGCCTTGAGAAAATCCAAAAGCTCCCACTGTGTGGTGCCCTCAAAGTAGGCGTCGAGAAACGTGTAGATATCCTCGATCGTCACAAGGCCGTCGCCGTTGAAGTCGGCAGGTTCCTGCCGCAGCGTAGCCTCGACAATCCGAATCCCCGTGCCGTTGACAAACACAGAAGCCGCGTAGCGATTGAACCCGAGGTCGAGGTTTTCGCCAGTTTGAGGGTTGTAGTACTGCACCTGACCCGTCGGTCGGCAGACACAGGGATAGCCACCGTAGCGACCGTCGCAGCTGATGTAAGTAGGAGGGTCGTTGAGTCCGAGACGGTATTCGGCCTCGAAGACTTCTGGCGAGGTGAACCGTTCGAAGTTCACGATGGCCGGAGGCTGGCCGTTGATCCGCAAGGGCGAGGTGTCGATTGTGAGATCCCCGCGAGCTCGTGTGACGAGGAACGTCAGCAAGGCCGCGAGCATCATCAATGCCGCGACACCGAGAGTGAGAAGA